TGTGATTGGGAAATCAAGATATGCACTCCACAATCCAGCAATTCTTTTGTGATTATAGTATGGATGGCCGTAGACACTTCCACGGTCTTGGATCGTAGCAATGACTTCATTTAACAGATCCTCAGTTTTTGTCATAATCAAACACCTGATCTGACTTTAACTTCCTAAGTTTTTCTTGATGATCTAATGAAGCACGCCATCCAGCAGCTCTGCCGGCATAATAACCATTATCGTAAATTTCTGACTTTCGGTGTTCATCCCAGAAATATAAAGCTGCTCCAATTAAACAGCCTATAATAAATCCGTATCCTACAATTTCCATGTTCGCTCCCTAATACCAGACGGATGTCTGATACAGAAAGTATGACTTAAAGCAAGGACAGTTGGTTAACTACTTACGGCGTGTTTTATAACGATTAGATAACGCCAATATCCTCAAGATCATCGATATGGTCATCAATCGTGCGATCCCTATAATCGGTTTCAAGACCCATACGACTTTCCAAGAGCTGTAAATGATCCGTCTTTATTGATGGGAATAAGCGTTGGGGTCATATTCTTGCCATTCCAGTCTAAAATGACTATGCCCATTTGCCAGTTCGCGATGCCTTTTGTGTAACTAGCCTTAGCCTTGTTCATCAGGTTACCGGATTCTATGCCATAAATCGTCCTGTATTGCCCTCCTAAGCCCTCAGAAAACGAAGATAGACCCAACTTGTGGGTATGCCCAATTAAAACGCTCTTACCCACCTTTTTGGCGAGATTTAGGGCAGTTAAGCCAGCGTTAGGATTAGAGTTTCCTTCATCACCATGCCCAAGCAACCAACCCTTTTCAAACTCAAAAAATGATTTGTGGAAAGTGATACCTAAACTATCGAAATCCATAAACTTGGCATATTGCAACTCGGGCAAACTAATTAAGCCCGGGACTTTTAAGAGTGTGTTGTATAAACGATCTGTGTGATTAGATCTGACAATATGGGCTTCCTTAGCATTTTCAGTTAATGCCCAAAGAATGTCTTGAGTAGCTTTACGATCTGCGTCAAGGGTCTGTTGATAAGCCAAAGGTGTTTTCTCAGCCCATCGAGAAATGGTTTGAAAGTCGATCTCATCGCCAACACATAAAACGCTGTCAAATTTTTCACGCCTTGCCAGTTTAATGACATTCTTTACAGCTGCCTCATGGTGGTATGGAATTTGCAAATCACTTATTACTAAGTATCGCTTAATCGTCATCCTCATCTGGAGTTGGAATAGTTGGGATTATTCCTTTGTCGCCTACGATCCAGTCAGGCATCGATTCAGGATTATCCATTAAATAAAGCGCACAGGATTCATTAAATCCAGCCTTGCGTGCAGCTCTAAACATTTCATGCTTTGCAATATAGAATTGATCTAGTTTTGATAATGGTTCAGGAGTTTGGCGAACTACTCTCCGATTAACCTTTTTGCGTGGTGTGCGTTTTCGTGTGTTCGCCATAGCAAAATTATCGCTTACTAATTAAGACGAACAGATCATCAACACGCGCTTCCAGTCGATTAATCTGATCTTTAATTGATGAGCCACCATTTGGCTTAAGCTCATTCAAATAAGATTTAATAAGAAAGCGGACTCCCAGTAATAAACTTGTAGATACGGCGCTTACGCCAACGGCTATGCCAACCCATTCGTTTGCGGTCATGAAGCATTGATTCCATAATCAGCTTCGCTCCCGGACTTTGGATCTAACGCTTTGGCAATAGGCGCAACAATCGCACCAAGCATAGTTGCATAGGCTGGATGTATGTCAGCCACTATTGCTAGGGCAACTGTAATTCCACTAGCTGCCACAGCTCTCAAATATGACTTAATTGCTGCTTTGTGTTTTTTGGTCAGTTTCATTAATTGCCTTTCAGTAGTGGGATGTCGAACTTCTTGCCATTTTGATTTGGTTTGAAAGAAATATGGATGTGCTTATGATGGGGATTAATTCCAGTATATTTTCTAAACTTCCAGAATGATCTAGCACTAGCAATTTTGCCAGCGTGGATTATGTAAGATATACGCTTATCTTTTTTTGCTGCGAGCCGAAGCTGATCTGCCAAATCATAACTAATTCCTTGTTGGTCAGATAAGCCAGCGTCAATGTCGATCGCGCAAACTTCTCCGTTAGATCTTGGGTTGTGATCGGATTTTCTAGATGCGTGCTTATTATCGCCGATCCATCCATCAGCTTTCCTACTCCTACCCACAAACGCTCCATTTATTTGGTCGCGTAATGTTTCAGCAGCTTTAGATAAAAATGGCTTCATTAGCCAAGTAAAAGAGCGTTAATTTGTTCGTCAGTAAAACCAAGTTCTTTTAATTTAACAATACCTTGCTCACGATTAAGAATTCTTATTTCATCAGCAGTAGGTTGTGCAACATGAGCAGCAACAGCAGCCTTCAGTTCATCCTCAGTTACAGTTGAGCCATCTGCTGTTCCTATGATCTTTTTCTTAGGATCATTAAAATCAGCAACTAGACCTTCATCGCCTAATTCTTGATTTAATTGAAATAAATTGATTTCTTTTGATGTGGTTATTTTTATCATTTTATGACCCCAAGTTAATTACACAGATTTCACGATTTTGAAATCCTGCTGTATTTCCTGTATTGCGATATTTTGCTGTAAAAGTATTTGAACCAGCCGTTAAAGTGCTTAATCTGCTAGCTGATGATGCTCTCATATTTATATTTGTAGCATTGTGAGATCTAAAAACATTTGCAACTGCATCAGCAGCAGCAATTGTTGTTGCTCCCGATACTGCATAACTCATATATCCTGTATCACCAATATTGACAGCAGCAGTATGTTGGCAACTAACAATTACCAATGCTTTTGTTCCTGTTGTAATGGTTACTGCTGGGCCGCTAGTTGCTAAATCTGTGTAAGTTGCACTTGAAACAGTTTGTGAAGTTGAAACAGTTGCGCTATCGCTACCAGGAGCAGCTGAAACAGTTGCCCATTCAGGAGCAGTTGCGCCAGAATTAACAGTTAAAACTTGTCCTGCTGTTCCAAGTGCAAGTCTTGTATTTGTGTTAGCAGTTGATGATCGATAAGCAATATCGCCAAGAGTTGTTTCTGGATTAAGATTTTTAACAGTTGTGTCGACAGATGAACCAAGTGTGCGAATTGCTGATGCGCCATCCTTGACCAGCGCGGTATCGTCTGGGGTAGTCCAGCTGTAATTAGTAGTGGTTGCCATTTTGTCCTATTCCTATGAGATTATTGTAGCGTATTCCCAAGTTAAAGTTGGGTCGATTGTTTGCCATGTTTCTGTGACTGGGGTTGTATTCCAACGCATCGCCACTTGGCTAAATGCGACTGGGGAAACATTGATTGTGAGAAAAAGCTCATTAAACCGAGTGCTCCATGACCAGCCCTCAACATAACCTTCAAAATCTCCACCTGATATTTGATTTGGTAGGTGTTGAATATGAACTGGCATTCCCATAAATACAGCTAGTAGATCATCACGATCTGAGTTGTCGATTTCTTGGCTAGTGATTGGGAATGTGATCGATTGGAATGCTGGGATTGGATAAGCTCTTTGGGCTATGTATCTATCGGCAATATCTTGAGCATCGGTCGCGCCATGAACACGAGAGTTAATCGTTTCGGCTTTGTAGCCATATAGGGCAATCGAAGCTACATCTGTGGCATCAACCTGTGAATTGTAATTATTGCCATAATTTATATAAATATCATTTCGGACATCTGCTGATCGCATAATTGTAGATAAGCCAGCGCCTAACGCATGGCGAGCATCTAGTTCAACATAACCATTGTTAAGCAAATAATTCTGTCTATGGTCTGCATCTGCATAACCAATATTTCCTTGATTGTCCTCATAAATATATCCAAATGCCGAGGTTGCAATATCTGAAACAACATTGTAAATAGTGTCAGTAACATTTGATTGGGAACTCATTGTGTAAAGACCCGGCTGATCTATTTCGCCAAGTCCTAAATTAACTGCATCTTCCCAAGTTTCGGTTGCGTTGTAGGTTGCCCAAGTTGAAGCTGCTGGCACATCGTTCCAAGTTCCTAATAAAACACTTGAAAGAATGTCATAAATTTGGTTGCCATCCTCATCCTGAGAAATGTTGTCATTCCAAATTTCTTTGGTTAATCTCGTTAATGAACCCATAGCCAAAAGGGTGTATTGAATAACTGTCGCTGTGGCTCCAGTAGCACCTACCTCAACAGTTACATCTGTTATGTCGCCACCAAATAAACTTACATAAGATCCAGTTGAATCTTTTATTTGTAAATCAAATGAGTCATTTATGTCAAAAGGTAAGGTTTGACCTAATAAAGCAACAAAACTTATTTGCATATATGAAGGAAGCGCCTGTTGGTAAATATCTGTGCGCCCTGATTGATGCTGAACATCTGATATTGCTATGTCAGTATAATCAACCCCACCGACAGTTAACTTCCAGTCTGGTGTAAATGCTGACATTATCTATCCCTTAATGCGCTGACACTTCTTGCAGATTGAGCATTTAATGTTTTGGCAACAGCTCTTGCAGCACCTTCGCCATCGATTGCATTAACTGTAATGTTATTGATCTGACCCATACCACGACCCCCAAAAGTTGATCCGCTTGGTGTTGGCACGCTTGGTAATGATGATCTGCCAGCTGATGGTGCTGGATTGGGTAATGAACCCACATTAACACCCGGAATGATATTTACAACTCTGATTAACTCATTGGCTAAAGATACGACTAAGCCAATTGCCTCACGCAAGAATGTAATAAATCCTGAAATGATTCCAGCCACAACACTAATTGCTCTGCCAAAAGATTCTGCATTTCTTTGAGTTTCAGTAAAACCTTGATTTAATCCACCTGCTCCAGTTAATCCTGCAATAAAAGCATTTAAGCTTGGAATGCCAGTTTCGTTTAAGAATCCAATAAACTTTTCAATTTCAGGTAGTAAGGCTGTGCCAAGTGATTCTTTAGCTTCATCAAATCCTACTTTTAAGCGATCGATCTTGCCTTGAAAGGTTTCGGCATTTGTAGCTGCTGCGCCACCATAAAGATCAGCAAGTTTCTGTTGAACTTCAGTAAATGTAAGAGTTGACAATTCGGCCTTTGATAAGCCAAGACCTAATCGACCAAGTGAAGTAACATTTCCATCTTGTGCTCTACCTAAAGCATTTGTGACAGTTTCTAAATCTTTACCTGATGCTTTGCTAATATCTAAAGCAAGGGTTAATAATTTTTGGGCTTCCTCAGTTGATTTTGTAGATACTGCCAATCTTTGTAGTGCCGGT